GACTCCGAGTTTCCCGTCGGCTGTTCTCTTGAGCGGCAAGATTGCTTCCGGTCCGGCTTCGCCGAGCAAGCCAGTTCGCCCCCCGCTCATGGGGAAGGTTGTCGGCCCGCTGAATACGTCGCCATGCGCGAATACGCCGCCGCTTGCGAATTTTCCATTATTCAGAGCCAGATCTCGCGCCGTAATGGAATCGCCGGCCGCGACAAGCGCGTCGAATGTTTCGCCGCCACTATCACCGCCCCCGCCAAGCGCACCGCCTAACGCTCCACTTAACGCGCTGAGAAGCCCGCTAAACAAATCGCGCATAGAATTTCGCAGCGGCTCCATAACCAAAACTTCGGTCATAATCCGAACAATACCGCGCGCGAGATTCTCGAAGGCGTCTTCGATCGACGTAACGTTAACGAGAATATCCTCGAAGAAATCGGCGAACGCGTCGCCGATCTTCTCGCCCATTCTTTCGAATGTTTGCTCGATGCTCTCGCCCATTGTCTTTGTCTTCTTGTCAATGCTGCTAAGTTTACCGGCGAGTTCGTCGTACTTCGCGATCAACGCTTCGACGCCTTCAACTTCGGAGTCGTTCAGCGCGAGAATAAATTCGCGACGCGCGACTTCGCGTTCGCGCGCTTCGTTTGACATTCCCGAAAGTTCTATTTCTTGCTCCATCAATCGAAGCGTTTCCTTTGCTCGCGCTAATCCGTCCTCTTGCATTTGCGCGCGGCGTTCTTCGGCGGCGTCCGACTCGGCTTTTGCTATCCGCAATTTCCCCTCGGCGGTCAAAGCCTCTTCGGCGATCCTCGCCGCCTCTATTGCCGCTTTGTGCTTAGAAAGTGCTAACGCCTGAATTAGCGTTATTTGATCCTTCGTTAAAGTTAACGACGTACCCGCTATCGTTGCCTCGGCGCGCTCGACCGCGAGGCGTTGGACGCGCGCGGCTTCATCTTCGCCGATTAACATTACTTCCATTTTTTGGGACTCTATTAACGCGTCAAGAGACTCTTTCGCCGCGACGTTCGCCGCTGCGTCCGCCTTGGCTTGCGCGTCGGTTTTCTTCCTGTTCTTCGCCGCTTGCTTCTCGTCTTCCATCAAGCCCGCAATTTGCGACAGTTGCATAATTTTAATTAAGCGATCTTTCGCGCTCAATTTTTCAAGGCTTGCCGCATTTGCGAATATGGCGTTCGAGATTGCGCGCTGTTTCGCGGTCTTGGAAATCAAAGAAGCCTCGCGGGTCATTAAGGCGATTCGCTTTTTAAGCGCGGACATTGCGTTTTTTGTCGCGATCACCGCGTCAACCTTAGACTGTGCGTCCTCTGCGTCTTGTTTCTTATTATCCTTCAGGTTATCCCTATATTTTTGCAATGCCCGTATATATGTTTCAAGGTTGCTAATACCCTTTTGTATTTGCATAGAACTTGATCGAGAGACTACCGGTCCAGAACCGTAATCTGTCACGCTTACATCGGGGCCAAATCCACCCGGCGCGCGGCCTGTTATTTTTTCGACCGCGCTAGCCATGCCGATTATATCGGCGGACTCGATTTTAGCGTTAGCCGACTCGGCGGCCATAACTCTAAACGCCTCCGACTTGGCCTCGAATAGCCGTATTAAACTATCAATCGCGGACACTTGTTTCGACGATTCTTTCAGTTCTGTTCCTCGCTCGAACGCTGCGACGGCGGCGTTAAAACCTTTTAGTCTATCAGCTAGTGCCGCCTGTCGTTCGGCGAACTGTTCCGCCGACCGTGTCGCGGAATCCGCCCCGCCGCTAAACGTAAAAAACGCCGCCGTTGCGAGCGCAAGACCGGTAACAATTAAGCCGATCGGATTTGCCGCCATTGCAACATTTAACGCCATAACTGTTGCGGTTAGGGTTCGTAGCTGTTTAGCCAACTTGATAACAAACAGAATAACCGCTTTGGCGATTAAGGTCTTAATCCAAAAAGCGACTATGCGAAGCGCGACCGCTAAAACGTTCGCCGCCTTGCTCGCCTTGTCTTCCGCTTCGGCGAAGCCGTATATGATCCGAATTGCCGACCGAAGAGTATCAACCGTCGACCGTACCGCGCCGCCGAAGCCGCCTTCGCCGACCTGAATCATTGCCTCTTCAATAGCCGAAACAAGAGTCTTAAACGAACCGCCGAGCGTGTCGCTCATTACCTTAGCAGCGTCTTTTGCCGCGCCTTCGGCCTTTATGTTCGCTTCGGTTAAACTTTCAACCTTCCCGATACTGTCAACAAGAATAAGAGCCGCCGCCGCATTACGCCGACCAAACATCGCGACCGCGTCGGACGCGCTAAATGAAGTCCCCGCCAACTTCTTAAACACGCCCGAAAAATCGTTTAATTCGTCCGGCTGTAGTTCTTCGGCTGTTATGCCGAGCCGCTTCATAGCCGCCTCGGCTTTCCCTGTCGGCCCGAGCAAAGCCGCAAGAACTCCGCGCAAATTCGTGCCCGCCATTGACGCCTGAATTCCGGAGTCGCCCAACGCGCCTATCGCCGCGCTTGTATTCTCAAGCGATATACCGAGCGCGCCCGCGACCGGCCCGACCATTTTTAACGCTTCCGCCATTTGCGTAACATCGGTGTTCGCCGAGTTCGCCGTATTAACGAGAACGTCGCCGACGCGCGTCATTTCTTCCGCCGCTAGCCCAAACTGAGAAAGAACATTCGAAGCGATGTCCGCCGCCTTGCCAAGATCGAGTGCGCCCGCTTGGGCGAGGTCGAGGGTGCCCGGTAACGCTTTAATCGCGTCGTTCGCCGTAAACCCCGCGCGCGCCAAAAAGACAAGCCCTTCGCCCGCCTCGCGCGCCGAGAAGACCGTCGTCGACCCCATTTTACGCGCGACGCTTTCAAGTTCGGACAGTTCATCGCCGAACTTACCCGTTACCGCTGAGAGCGTCGCCATCGTTTGCTCAAACCCCGCCATCGTCTTAATTGTTTTTGTTAAAAGGATCGTCGCGCCGATGCCCGCGAACATGGCCTTCATTCCGCCCATTGTCGACTTGAGCTTCTTCGTCGACGCGCCCAAACCGGCAACCTTTGCCTTCGCGGCGGTCGCCGATCGCCCCATACTTTTTGTTGCGGCGTTAAACTCCGTCGCGCCCTTCTTGGCACCGGCGGCGTTAATCGCGACGGAAATCATGGGCATGACTGCGAGGTTCCTTTTCTTTTCGACTTTCTACGTTTTCCGATTTGGTCGACCGTTTGTCGGACGACTCCCGCGCCCACAAAAGCCACTCGGAATCCATAGCCGCGACAAGATCATACCAAAAACGAACCGATTCTTCGTCGGGAACTATTAGGCGCAAATATGCCACAACGTCCGCCGGTCGTAGCGGCGACGCGCCGAACCCGTTCGACTCTCTCGCCGCGTGTAATTGATTGAACGCTCGCCAGACGGGTAGCAGGTCGGGGAATATCTCCGGCTCCTCTTCGACGAATGCGGGAATTTTCCGCTTCGAGCGGTGCCGGTCGCTCTTCGGCTCCGACGCCTTAACGACTCGATCCCCGGTCGCCCCATACTTGAGCCACCAACGAAGAGCCGCCCTCAGTTTCCCGCTGAATCCTCGGCAACGCCCGCGCGATACTCCTCGACGTCCTGAGCTTCGTCGCGAACGAATTCGTAAAACTCGCGAAGCGACGGATCGTTAAACAGTTCGAGTGCCTTTTCGGGAGAATAGGGAATCGTTTTCCCTTTTTCGTCTTGAATGTTTTTCCAATCAAGAAGAACGTGTACCGACATTGCTTCCTTCATATACGGCTCAAGCGCGTTAATATCGACGCGCCCGCGCTTTCGCATTATCTTCTTCAAGTCCGAACGCTTAAGCGTTCCTAATTGACGTTCGTAATTCTTGTTTCCAAGTCGCGCGATCTTTAATTCGATGCATTTTCCGCTTTCGTCTTCGTCGCCAAACTGAACCCAACGACCGCTAAGTTCGAGGTCGAGGTCGGTTCTAAATGTACTGAGCTTGGGCATTTCTATTTACTCCGGGGCTATGGTGGTTTTGAATGTAGCCATTTTCGACACGCTAACCGACTCGCGGTTATGCGGTGTATCGCGAAATCTGAATCGTCCGAGAGTCCGTCGAATTGATGTGCGCGGTAAATTCGAGGTCGACGATGATATCTTCGTTTTGTCCGCCCGCGACAGTCTGACCGCTCGTATATCGAACGCTCGGAATCTCAATAACGTAACCCTTGCCGGTTGAGTCTTCGAAAACGATAGTCAGTTCGGACGCGGTGAAATTTAGGTACTTGTCGATCATTGCTTCGCTCTCTAAGTAAACTTGAAGCGATCCGGTAACGTTTAACGTTCCCTTTCCGACATCGACCGCGCCCAAAGTGCCGACAGCCATTCGGGTTCGCATGTTGTTGGCAATCGTTAACGATGCCCCGACAACAGTTGATCCGTTGCCGATGTCGGCGTCGCCCTCCGAAATCGCGAAGACGTCGTCTATAGCATTCATAACTTCATTGGCCGAGTTGTCGACAAACGTTCCAGCCGACGCCGACGCGCTGGTACAACTCTTACCCATGAAAGAGAACGAACCGTTAATCAACGACTCGGTCGCAATGTTAATCGTGAAACCGTCAACGACCATGCCGAGGTAAGATTGAAATTCATTCGTTAGGTCGGTGAATTGCTTTTCGATCGCGAACGAACGGAATTCCGTTCCGTTTTGGATGTACGCGCCTTGCGTAATTGTAATTGCCGGACCCGCGACAACGGTCGTAAGGCTCGCGTCGGCGACTAAAATTTTCTGCGTCGTAACAGTGCCGGTTACTTTGAAGTAACCGTTATTCGCCGCGTCTGCGAATCCCGAAACCTTGATCCATCGACCGGTAGTCGGGTCATTCCCCCATGCGGACGTGTGATTAAATGAGTCGTCCACCGTCGACGCCGAAATACCGGTATCGGCGACATCGACGGCAAGTTCTGCGACCCAATCAGCGGACAACAACCCCGCTTCGAATAAATCGTCGTGTGCGCCGTAGCTCAGTTCGACGCTAACGTCGCCGCTCGCCGAAATGTTAGTTCGGACGACGTCCGAAACTTGTCGGTCGTTCCGAATCTCCGCCGAGATAGCGGTCGAAGTATCTTGTTTAAGGCTTTCGCCCGTAACTCTAAACCGCGTATAATTCCCTGTCGGTGCCGTCGCATACGTCGTTTCTTCCGAGTACGCGAGGTCCATCATCGATGAATCTGCTCTAGCCATTTTTTCTACCCCTTTAGTGAGTCAAACCGAAAAGGCAGTTCGACGTTTACTTGCCACCAACCCGAACGTTCGCCCACGGTAATAACTCGCGGGTTCATTATTCGGATACTACCAGAAGAGATAGATTTCCCTTCATAATTCGCGCGGAGCAACTCCGCCACAGCGCGAATGTTCCCTTCGCCCGTGAATGCGGGCGTAAAAAGTTGGACCGTCACAACCGCCGCCGTCCTGAATGTCGGATTCGTGCCGAACTCCAAGACAACCCGGTCGCCCATTTGGAACGAAACCGCCGCCCAAACCGTAGCCGACCCACTCAACCCGTCGACGTTCGGCAAATCAAACGGCGCGTTCGGCCATTGCCGAGCCGAGTCGACCGCCGACAGCGTGTCGAGAAATGTATCGAGCGACGTCGAGAAATTCGTAACGGCTACGTCCGTTGCAACTGGCATTAAATCGCCCCAAATTTCAGGCGCGCGCTTTCAATTGAAATTGCGAGCATCCCGCCCGGTGCCTGTACTGAGAACCCGTTGCGAACGAGAACCGAGCCTTCGGACACCTTGCGCCGCTTGAAGTCTTTTGTCGGCCCCGGATTACGCGGAACGAATCCGCCGTTCTCTAAAATTTCGATATATTCGACCGCGTTCGAAATGAAAACTATTTGATAGCTCGGAAGTTTGGAAAGTTTCGCCGCACCATCCGACATAGTCTTTGCGCCGTTCTTATCTTTCGCCTTGCGCGCAACGACAGGTAGCGACCCGATAGAAACTTGCCAACCGCCACGCGCGCGACCGGTATCGACCGGCGTTCGCTCAACAACCGACTTCAGAATATCGAACGAAATCTTCTTTTGAACAAGTGCGACCTCTTCCGGGAGTAACCCCTTAGATATTGCGTTTAGATCGCGATTGAATTTTTCAATTCCCGTAATCATGGCCCTACCTTCTCAATTGCAATATATACGCCGCGACACTTGCGCCGCTTTCGATCTTCTCAAACCCGAGTATCTGCCAAGTCGTTCCACTCTTTATTAAGCGACCGCCGGTTAGCTCGTCTTCCTCGACGCCTGTCGGAAGTGTCGCCGATATGACCGCTTGCGCGTCGCCGAATTGAACGAGCGCGCCGTCGACCTCGTCGGGGCGAAACGAGAACAACGGCGACGCTTTAACCGTCCCGGTTACTGGCGAAGTCGTCGTAACTTTGCCCGTCGCGACTGAATATTCGCCCGTCGTCCATCGCGCCTGTAATGTAACGTTTGCGCCGAACTCGTCGAGAATCGTAACGACCTCGCCCGGAATAGTTGTATCTAAAACACTCACGCGCGCGCAATCTCCCCGCTACTGGCGACCAACAAGTCGCGAAGCAATAGTTCGACCTTGCGAAACTGTTTAATCTGCGACTTGCCGCCGACAAACGTCTTCGACGTCGTCACCGCGCCGCGACCGATGCCGGTTCGCTCGCTTTGAATCGTTCCGGGCGATGCAATGTCCGGAAGCAATCCGCCCGTTTCCGTGATATGACGAACGGCAAGTTCCGCCGTTGCGTCTTCCAATTGCGAAGGAACTTCGTCGTCGCCTATCGTGAACCCGTCGTAATCGACAACTTGCCAACGCGGCCACGCGAGCGATTGCGTTTCAACTTGACGAACGCCAATCCAACGACGACTATATACGACGTCTAAATATTGGGTCGCGATTCTCAACGCCTCTTCCTTCGTCGCGGTGGACGCGCCCGACCAGTCAGTCGACGCGCCGTGCTTCGTGTGATAGGTGTCGGCGTCGGCGACCGACAAATACGAATCCGCCGCCGCGAGTCCTGTTCCGTCTTCAACCGTGATTGCCATTTACCGACCTTTCCTCGCGCTACTGCGCGCCGCGCGCCTTGCGAATTGCCTTAATGATTGCCGCGCGCTTCGCCTTTGCGGGAAGATCGAGGTCTTCGTCGTCGGCAATAACGTTTAACTCTGCGAGCGAGCGCGTTTCGAGCCTGTCCGACTTCGGCGCGGTCGGTGTTTTTTTCGCCGCCTTCTTCTTCGCCTTCTTCTTCGCCGCCTTTGGCTTCTCGCCTTCGGTCACAATCGAAAAACCCTTCGCTTCATATTCGGGGAAATCCGATTCGCAAATAACGTAAACCGTGCCAGACTTATCGACGACCGTAATAACGTTTTCTTGAGGCATAGCGGCGACCTTCCAGATTGAGAAGTCGCCGTCACGGGCTACCCGTGACGGCGATCTATAAACAACTAACCGAGAACGCGACAAACAAGTTCCGGGCGAATCAACTTCGCGCCCCACAGAATATCAAATTCCCAAGCCGTGCGCTTGTGTTGGCGCGAAACTTCAAGTCGAAGAACAAGCCCGGTCTGCGGGTCTTGCATCGACATAATTTCCGAACCCAAGGCAACGTCGAGCGTATTCGAAACAAGCGGGCGAGTTGCGAAGCCGATAGCGTCGCGATGGAACGCCATGTTTACAACATGGGAAGCCTCAAACGTTACGACGGTGTTATCTGCAATGATAGAGGGAAGAGCCGGAGCAAATGTAATACCTGTCATGGCGTCGCCGGCCGCCGTAACGGCGGACGTATTCGTTACGACGAAATGCGCCGTTCCGCTTACGCCGTTGTCGGTTAGTCCGGCAAACGAGAAGAGGTCGCCTTGAACAACTGTTCCCGTAAGGGTGCTACCGTCGACATTCATTGTCGTTGCCCCTGCCGCAAGTGCGACGTTAACTAGG